CTCCATGCAGACTCAAGGCCCGAACAACATGGACCGCGAGTATAGTTTAAACTCTTCCAAAAATGTGAATGAGTTGGAGTACGTTGGGCACCTGACCAGCCTGAAGAGGTTCGACCCGTTGCGTTTGTACCGGGCGACCCTTATTAACCAGGAGCTGATTATCCGGGCGGATATTAACACTGCTCCGGGCGGACTGGGTATTGAGATTCTTAATCTTATGCCTGACATCGATGGCTCACATATTGGAACTGGTCTCTGTGACCCGCTGACGGATTACCAGCGTGGTTCCAATGAGTGGTACAACTTAAGAATGCGCGGCCTGGCCCTGACGGTCAACCCTGCGTACCTTGTAGACGGAAATGCGCTGCCCGACTGGGAAAAACTATATAATCATCCTCCTGGAGAAATTTTTAATACTAATGGGTCCTATGATGCCAAGAGAGTTCTCCAGACACTAACTCCCCCTGATACTGCGGGGCACACCTTTGAATCGATGATGAGTTTTACCCAGCAGGATGCAGCCCTGACTTCCGGCCAGTCCAATACCCGCTTCGGTAGTATTGAAGACGTGCGCCGGTCCGCGACCGAGCTGTCCAGCGTGGAACGTAATGCGGATAAGCGGGTTAACAATATGATGCGGACTTTAATTCGTACTGGCCACAAGCCGACCCTGAAGGCTATGCTGGACTGGACCATGCGGCGTTGGTCTACCCCGAAGGTTCTGCCACTGATTGACGAAGCAAATTTTCGCCGGTCCGTGGTCGAGCTTACTCCAGAGGACCTTCGTAATGCCAACGTGAGCTTGGAGGTTATCGAACCGACTGAAGGCACCATGGACCAGCAGATGCTCTTCTTTGAAAAATTATACGGCATGGCTTTGCAGGACCCGCAGATTGACCGTAACACTGCGCTGCTGGCTATGCTCCGGAATTCTAAATTGGTTAAGGACCCGATGCAATTCCTTAGCCCCAACCCCGCCCTGCTGAATGCCGAAGGTCAAGAGTTTGCCACCGGCGCAGGGGTCAACCGTATAGCAGACCAGGTGTTCTCGTGATATTAAGATGGATTAAAAAATTACTGGGACTGGACCGGCCGAAGTTTATACCGCTGCCTTTGGTGGTGGATATGAATTCCAAGGTGAACAAGGAAGAGCCGTACTACTATAACAACTTGGCTGCACTGCAGACCAATGAAGTTCTTAAGTCGGTGTTCAACCAGAATGTCCGAGAGTGGATTATGATAATGACTCGCCTGGACCCAGTGTTCGGTGAGGAGAAGGACAAGGCCGCATACCTGGAAGCGAAGCATAAAATTGACGGAGCTTACGAAATTATTCAGAGCATAAATAAGGATTTAAAATTAATACAAACTAAACAGCCGAAGGGAGACAAGAAAAATGTCTACTGAAAACCAAAACTCTAACCAAGAAACTGATTTGAACACCGGTGCTGCTGCGGGAGCTGAGGGACAGGAAACTGACCTTTTGCTTGCAGGCTCGAATGGAGCTGAAGGCGGAGAAGGTGGCGGAGAAGCTGCAGGTGGCGAAGGCGGAGAAGCCGGAGCTGCGGGTGGTGAAGCCTCCAAGATAGTCATTGACGGTAAGGAGTATACTCAGGAACAGCTGGCCCAGACTATCGGGCAAGCCCAGCAAATTCAAGAGCAGGTAAACAAGCTGACAGGGGCGGATGCCGCCCAAGCTCGGGAGATTAACGAGTCTCTAAAGAAATTGCTGGATAACCAGGCGACCGCAGGTGCTAAACAGCCTGCCTTTAACCCGGAACAGTTGGCGGAGTTTAAGAAGGAGTATGATGAGTTGGCGGAAACCGACTTTACTCAGGCTTCACTTGAAATCGCTGGTGCTGCAGCTCGTAGTATTGTAGCTCCCCTGATAGAGGAAATAAAAAACCTCAAAGCCCAGGTCAGCAATACTCTGGTTAAGTCTCAGCAGTCTGAAAAGGCTACGAAGGCCCAGATAGCAGCCGAGAACAGCATTAAGGATGCGTTCCAGGCGGCGAACAGTCAGCTCACAAAAGAGCAGGCACCGGTCACCCTTAACAAGGAGAACTGGGCTGCAATGGTGGTGTGGGCTAATCAGAATTTTGGTATTAACCTGGAGGACCTGGCGTATACCAATCCTGAAGCGTTAAAAACAACCATCGGTACTTATGTAAGAACGGCAAAGCCGGCCGGTAAAAAAGAACCCGCTCCTGCGGGTGACCCGATTGGCGGAGGCTCCGGCGATTTCGTTGGTGACTCACCGACTACCAAGGCCGATGCACTTGCAACCCAGATGTCATCTTTTGGGTTAGGACAAAAATAATAATAACAATTAAAAGGAGTTTTTAAATGGCAGAATATCATTCCTCGTATGAGAATATCGTCAAAGGGATAGGTCGAGACCTGCTCGTTGAGGATATTAACCCTTTGGTCCAGTTTGTAGCTGACCAGAGTGGTCTTGCTATGCTGAAACTCATGGGTGGTGTAGTGCCCAATGCGAAGCTCGGCTCCGGTTTTAAGAGCCAGCCTTCCATTATCCGCACGAAGCCCCTCAAGAGTATTGAGGCAAAGTGGATTAAACAGGGCGTTCCGCTCAAGGACATGGTTATCAACGGTGCTCTTACCGTGGAAACCGCCCTTGTAGTTACTGCGGGAACTTACCCCCGGGCTTCCGTGGGTTCACTGTATGAAATCATTCACCCGTCTTCCGGCGCACGTCTGGAACTTATCTGGCTTCGCACAGAGAATGGCGCGAACACCGTTGGTGTAGAGCGTAACATTGGTGGAACGGCCAATGCTGTGATACCGGATGCTTCCATTCTACGGCGCAGGTCCCACATTGTTGCGGACTATTCCAGCCGGCAGAAGGTGCATGACATCGACCCGACCACTGTAACCAACTTCTCGGAGTCCATCCGGGTAGACTGGGATATCACCCTCAAAGGTGCCGCAGTGGAAGAGTATGGTGAACTCAATAACCCGGAAGTTATCAAACGGCGCAAGCTGTATGAATTCTCCAAATATATGAATTTCGATTCATTGTTTGGCAAGAAGGATAATTTCCTGAATGCAGCGGGCGACCGTGTACAGACCATGGACGGGCTCACTGAGCTTATCGTCACTCATCTGTACCAGAGCGGCGCGACTGCAGGGTTCCCCACGGGCCACGGTGGTGCTATCACTGAAACCAAATATCGTAACACCTTCCTGCGTAAGCTCACAAGGTTTATGCCCGAAGACCAGAACGACATGCTCGTTCTTATCGGCGGATTAATGGAAGAAGCCATCGATAAATGGTTCGGTGACAGAATCAGCAACGTGAAACAGGATGAATTAATCCTGGGCTGGAACGTGTCCACCATAATGGTGAACGGTAAACGTTTCCATCACGTTTTTGATGCCTCCGTTGACGGCGTTGACCCCGGTATGGCCATCGCCTTCCCGCGTGATGCAGTAACCTACCGCCCGACCGTGAATAACGGTATCAACCTGGATAAGAAGCACTACGAAGTGCGCTCCATGGTTACGGGCGGAACCAAGGTTGGTGGATTCTACATGGTAGATTTCACAATCGAGCTTGGCTGGGAGCAGGGTTGCGGTGTCATGTCAGGGGTAACTTCTTACAGCTAAACCATTGGTGACAGGGGTTCTACTGGAGCCCCTTCACCTTAATATAGGAGGTTACTTTGGCAAACAAAAAACAGCTTTTCGATTTTTGCGAAAAGTGGAGCATAGAACTCTTTCCCAACGATACGAAAGAGGAAATCCTGAAGAAGATGGCAGAGTACGATTTGCTGGCCCTGGACTTGTCTGAGGCCGAAATCGCACTACTGAAAACTGAAGGACTCATCGTGGACAACAAAGCTGGTGAAACCGAACCGGAATCCGAACAGGGTGCCGGCGAAGAAGAACCCGGTGACGGTGACCAAGGTGAGGAAGGCGAAGAAGAACCGGACCCCGAAGAGGAGCCCGAGGAAGAAGAGCCTGCACCGGAAGACAACTTCGGGAACGAACCCAAGCAGGACATTGGTGAGCGGAAGGATAGCTCCTCGCCCGCCACTGAACCGCAGCCCAAAAGTTCAGTACCGAAAGTGGACCCTGAAGTCTCTAAGATTCAGGAAGAAGCCAAGGTTGCTGCGAAGCTGGGTAAAAGGTTTTTCCTCGTTACCGATAAAGAATCTCTCAATCGCGGTAAGCTGCTTGTGGAACCTGTTTCCATGGTACGTGAAGGCGTGATGGGTCAGTACGGTGATTGCATCCTGCCTATTACGGAAGGCATTGCCGAACTGAAGTTTAAGAACAACTTCGATAAAAACGCCACTGTTCACTCGTTGAAACAGATGGACGGTGTTATTGAGTTGACTCCTAAAGCTATCGAGAAGATTGTAAAAATCGGTGTGGCACTTGGAGTTCTCGAAAAGGGTTAATCCCAGGATAGGAGGTATGCGGTATGCTGACGTTTGAGCAGATTGTAACAGGTGTTCAGCTGATAGCCAAAGGCTACCAGGTGGACAAGATACAGGAGTCGCTTAATTCGGCCCAGGTGCAGTATGCCTCCGATTTCCATTTTAAATTCTTGAAGCGTATCGGTTATCTAAAAGATAACGGAGACGAAACATATTCCATTTATGAAGATACGGCGTTCGCCACGTTAGCCAGGATACTTAAGATTTTCGACCCTGGTGTAGTTAACTCTAACGGACGGCCGCTGGACCATAGACTGGAAGGCCAGAAAGTTATTTTACTTGAGAACAACGGCGGCGCGAGTGTTGCCGGGTATCAAGTCCATTATATAAAACTACCGGTATTCCTTGATTCCATAAATGTAGCTGGCAGCAATTACTCCGAGGAGAGTGACTGGAACGTTGCCGATAAAAATGCCATTGTGGCACTGACCGCTTCCTATCTTTTTGACCGGAAGCAGGACAAGGAAAACGCGAAGTATCACCTGGACAAATACCGACTTCTCTACGGACCTACGGCCAAGCATGTTTCCGCTTCGAGTAAAGGAATGAGCACTCTACCAGGTGCTAAGACTTCACTCAGCGGGAAGAAGCAGTCGTGGATATAACCGTCAACAATCACGTCTCCGGCGTAATCCGGAGTATTAGTCCAACTTCAGATAAGTATCCTGTTGATGGTTGGTCTGATGCCCGTAACGTCTACCCGGCCGGGACTGAGATATTCCGGAGACCAGGTTCTTCAGGGCTCAATAGCTCCCAGCCGTTTACCGGTAAAACTTTTCGCAGCAGCGTAGCGGTGTCCATTGGTGTGAAGGATTATTTGCTGCAGCACTGGGGAGATAAACTTTACCTGGTTCAGGTGGACGGTGTTGGAAATACGGTTGAGTTAGGAACGGTATACGATGACAGGTCTCAGTTTATCAGGTATGGTGAGTATATCGTGCTGGCTATCGATGAGTGGGGTATAGCCGGTACACTGACCACCCATGCTCATAATTATTTGATATGGTGGGGTTCTGGTATTTTTGAATTTCGCCGTATGGGTATACCTGAATTTCTTGATTCCTTACTTACTGACATTGCTCTCAGTCAGCCAGGCGGTGTAGGTAACATGGAGCCCGGTGTTTACCGGTATATGTTTACCATGTCAATATGGGACGGCTCTACTATGATTAGTGAGGGCGGGGGATTTAATGAGATAGCGAATGTGAAGGAAATATCCTGGACCTCTGCGGTCGGTAACAAGAATACTCAGTTGGATTTTTCTGGGAACCTGCTTTCGGCAAACATGCCGGACTGGGTTACCCATATTAATATTTTCCGGACAATTAATATCGACTTCCTGGATTACTCGAAAGAAGATGTGTACCACGATTCCGAGAAGTCTTCTCCAATTTACCCCTACTATCGTTTCGTGGATAAGGTGGCTATTGGTGCCACTCCGTATACCTATGTGGATTCCTTGTCAGACGTGGACCTGCGGAAGATTACGGACACTTATGATACTCGCGGTTATAAGCCAGTACCAGTAATCCATCTTGGTCTTGGTGCTCCGAACGGTAAACTGTTTTTTACAGACAGTACCACTGAGGGTAACGTTTACTTTACGCAGGGTGCCCCGGCTCCGAATAAAAAGATAACTAAGCACATGGAGAGTTTTGCTGCTGGGTTAGGTCACTGGCTTGAAATTAGCACTGAAATGTATTCCGGAGTGAATGGCCTGGAGATGTCACCATTGGGTGATTTAATGATACAGACAATTTCCTCTACCCACACAGTACGAGAAGCGGACCCGTTCAGGGTTAACTTTTTGGGAGAGACAACCGGCAACCTTCCTGTTATGGTAGAGGAGGCCCACGGGTGTCTGAACTCTAATCTTAATGTTGTTGGCCGGGACGGGCTGCTGTACGTGTTCGGCCGAAAGGGATATCTGCCCTTTGATGGTTCAAAGTTCCTCGATGTTAATGCCGGTTTCCGGGACTGGTTCAGTGAGCTTAACTTGGCCCACCTGGATAGCAGGTTCAACATCTCAAAAATGCGTGGAGCGTTTTTCCCTGGCTCTTCAAAGAAGATGCCGGACGGGTCCACGGGAGTTGACCAAATTTTAGTTGCATATCCTTCAGTTCATGGAGGGACCCTGGACCAGGTTGCAGCTATCCTGTTTAATAACAAACCGGACAACCACGAGAAGGTCCTGACTATCTATGACGGCTTTGACGATATCGTTTCTCTGGACCTGAGCCCTTATGGCCGGGAGATGCTGCTTACAGAGGCTACTGACGAACTCACTTACAGATATCTTAATCCAGGCTCGGAGCGGGACAAGGAAGGCACTGCGAACGTAAAGCGGATAGAAGCCTGGTTTGATACTCGGGAGTTTAACTTTCCGGATATCATAGATTATACCGTGTATGCGGACCGGGTTATCGTTAAGGTGGGTAACATGGATGAAGAGCTGATTATCATTCCAATTTTTGATGACATAATTAACCGGCGTAACGTGAAGACGATAATACCGAACATAGATAACCAGAGACTTATAGCCAACGATGCGCGGGTCTCCAAAACTTACGAGGCCCAGTTTGACGACGAGGCCTACGGAAATTACTTAAAATTCAGGTTTTACTATAGGAGCCTTAAGCCTTATCGTATCGAAACTCTGAAGTACAAATTCTTTCAAGGGGAGCGAGTGGTCTAATGGATGCAGTGAGTTTTAACCCCGGTCAGTGGCCGGGCATTAAGAATGTGATATGGGCTGTGATTTGCTTAGGCGGAACCGGAGTCGGTATCCTGGGACTGCAGCAGCTAAGACTAACCTGGACGGCTTTACAGGCTCGGAAGGAAAAAAAGTTGGAGAAGGAGGCCGGACCTGTGGAAGATGCAAACGTGAAAAAGATAGCTGAGGCAGTTGCCGGTGCTTTTGATGTCCGGGATAAAATTAACAGTATGGCCGAGGCCTTGGTCAGGATAGAGCATAATCAGGAATTAATTTTTGGGGAACAGAAAAGCCAGGGTGAGCGTATTGCCAGCCTGGAAGGCATGACTAAAAAACCAGGTTCATAAATTAAAGGAGTTTAACATGAGCGAATTTGCACAGTTTTTACCGTCTGACGTAGCCAGAAATTTTGATGCAGACGTATCTGCAGGGCGTTACCAGGACCTAACCTCTGACGATAAGTTCGGGGAGAACGCGGACATCGACGGAGCTGCCGAGGATATCTGGGACGGTGGTGCCGATTGGGTTCCGCCCACGGAAGCTCGGGTCCATGCCATAGTTTCCACGGACAACACCCAGGATAAGCCGGCAGGCACGGGAGCCCTCACTGTGCGTGTGTATGGTCTGGATGCGAGTTTCTTGGAAGTGACGGACGATATCATACTGAACGGGACCACTCCGGTTAATACACCCAAGTCTTATCTTATGATTTACCGGTTAGAAGTTCTTACGGCTGGCTCCGGAGGCTCTAACGTGGGTGATATAACCGCGACCGCAGCCGTAGACGGCACCGTGACCGCTAAGATACTCATCGGCAATAATCAGACTCTCATGGCCATCTACCAGGTGCCTGCCAGCAAGACTCTGTTGCTGAGAAACATTTATGCCTACATGACGAAGAAGGTAGCTGCAATTGCCCAGGTTAGACTTTGGGTGAAACCTCTCGGCAGTGTGTGGCAGCTTAAAAAGACTTTTACTTTAAACGCTACTGGCAGCACTTTTGTAGACCTGGACTATGCCCACAAAGCTATTGCAGAAAAGTCTCTGATTAAAATCAGTGCAGACACGGACACGGCGAACACCGGTGTAGGCGCAGGGTTCAACTTTAAACTGCAGAGCTGATAATGAAGGTCCAGGTATTTATAAAAATTGGAGACAGCCTGATAGAGAAGGAGGGGGATATCATCTTCGCCATCTCTGAGGCTGCTGCGAAGAGTGTTGCGGACCAGCATCTTGCGAAGGGCCTAATCTCGGTTCCCGAACACGTAGCGTTGCAGTACGATGGTTACTTCCAGCATCAATTTGGAGGGCGTACTGAAAACGGTGTAACTGGAGAGAGGGAGCAGGGTTTGTGTGCAATTATTGAAGGGGATTTTACGGATGAGGAAATCTCTCAGTTGGCTGGTCCGGTGGAAGGGAAACAGATGTACCGGGCTACCGGGACACCTGTCATCCTGGCTCAGCATAGGTTCAGAGTGGACCTGGCGGCTTGTGGTATTAGTGGAGACACTTTGGAGAACTTGAGGGACGGAGAGGTAACGGTAGAGCCTCGCCACGACAAGCCAATCCCTAAATCAAAATTAATTGATAAGAAACTTAAGGAGTTGTAGACAATGGCCGTTAGAACATTAGGCTCCAGTGGCAGAAATCATTCAGTTATTAATAGCTGGATTTCTTACATCGGTCCCGTTCTATCTGAGATAGAGTACGGTGAGATGTATGCCGATTCTGTTTTCACGTATACAAACCAGGGCAGTGCAAAGATTCACTTTACTGGCCTTACGGTTTCTGCAGTTGCTTACGCCCATTTACGCCCGGCCGCAGGGGAGTGGCATGTAGGCGTTGCCGGGTCAGGTATCAAAATTGACTGGGAAGGTCAGCTCGGTGACGTAATCCAGATTGACGAAGCCTACACTATTGTCGAAGGGTTAGAAATAACTAACTGGCACGGAACTACTGACCAGTGGAATTTAGTAAATTGTTCTGCCATAGTTTTTACCGGGTGGAATGACATAAGAATCAGGCGTAATATTATTCACGATAATGACGGCACTGTGAACCGGATGGCTGCTGGGATTCGGAGTAACACCAGTAACAATAATTACTATGCCACGGTTGATAATAATTTGATTTATAATATTGAAGGAGGGACGGCCAGGACGTTCGGGATAGTGTGGGGCGTAGGAGCTTCGGGGTCGAACTTATACACCTGCGCCTACAATACGATAAAAAATATTAAGAGTACCGCAGGGGTAGGTAAAGGGGTCGGAATATCGGGCAGTGCGAGTAGCAGAGTTGTCGGTTATGGAAATTTAGTCATTGACTGCACCTACTGTTTCGCAAGTCTCTGGCACGTTAACTCAGATTATAATACGGATGATGATGCGACTGCGCCTGGAGGTAACAGTCAGCAGACCGCTCAGTCCGATGCACAGTTATTCATCGACCCTGGCAGTGATAACTTTCTTTCTAAAAAGTATTCTGATGTTGAAGATTTTGTACCGTACTCTGCCTTGTATACGCCGAGCGTGGATATAAAGGAAGACACCCGACCCGGAGCCGGTAATACATGGGGAGGGTGCAGTAACGTACCGCCTATAATTTCAGCGGGCACCATGATAAATAAAAACCTGGACACTAACCTGAACGGAGTGATGGCATGATTACTTTACACAAGAACACACCAATTATTAAGTACAGTATTTACCTGACTTTATTAGGGGTGGCCGCTACCGGAAAAGGTAAGCCAGTCATGTACTTTAAGAAAAAGAGTTTGACTTCCCGAACAGCTATTACTCCTGGTAACATTACCTGGACTGAGGTGGCCGGAGGTTTATACCATGTAAGCATAGCCGATGACCAGAGCATGACCAATGTCGAAGGTGAATTAATGATTATGATTGATGCCTCCGCGACCAACTATGGCCTGGCTAATCGCACCTTCCAGGTCCTACCGAACGATAAGGTACACGTTTCCGGTATTGGCAGTGATACGCAGGGAGATGGTTCTTTCGAGGCTCCATACGCTACTTTAAAAATGGCGTACAACAACAGTCCGACTGGCGCAGAGATAATTGTAATGTCCAGTGGCAGCGTTCTTGAGGTGGCGACCCCGGATGCGACTCTCACTTTGTCTCATCGTACAATCAGAGGCATAGGCGGAAAGCCGTACATAAATGGCGGAGGTGCGTTCTTTCTGTCACTGGGTAACTGCCGGCTGGAGAATGTGACCATTACTACTGAGGCAGCTTTTTCCGTTGTCGCTACTACTGGTGTGGTCTTAGACAAGGCCAGTATTACAGGTAGTGGAACTATAGACCTCCGCGAGGGTGAGTATTATGATAGCCGTCTTTATACGGCGGTAACAGATGTGCAAGGTGCGAAATTCTGGAGGTGCGAGTTCGAGCACGGTGTAGTGGGTACGGGCCTGATGCCCGGTGTACTGTTTTCAGGTTGCCGCATAGAGGGAGACGTTGACTTAGACTCCGCAATTTCTAAAATCATCTTTGTAGATAATGTCGTTAAGGGTAATGTTGATATTACCAGTGTTACTGCTGGCCTGTACGCTGGTAATATGGTTTCCGGGACAGAGACCCTTGCCGGAGCGTTGACAAAAATTAATAATGAGCAGTGGGCCACCAGTTTAACAGCACTCGCAATCAAGGCCGTCACCGACCAGTTCGGTTTTGACGGAGGTTCCAAGGTTATCGCTCGTGTCGGTGCCACGGATGATATCAGCCTTGCGCCTACGCAGGTTGCTGAGATTAATGCTGAAGTGGACCAGGCCCTTATTGATTATGACAGCGGCAACGGCGTGGCTAAAGAAGTTTCCGTTAACAGCATTCAGAATAATACTCGTTTTGTCAGTTCGATTCCGACTCACATGCTGATACCTGACGTTTCTGAAACCATGTTCCAGTACGAGGCGTATTTTTACAATACCGAAGGCAGCATGGAAGACCCGGACTCGAATGAGTTGGCGATTAATGCTAAGGACATTGCTGGTACTGATAAAATTGCATTCTTTGATAATGCGGCCGGCTCAGTGGGTTCCACACTCTCTGCCACTTTTGTTGCCGATGCTTATTACAAGATGGTCCGGCTGAGCCAGGGGCATTACAGGATTTACTATAAGCTGGTTAACCTGGAGACTGTATCCCAGTGGGCTCTGAACTTTGCGTTGAAAGAAGCTACCGTGGAGCTGCATTATGGCAGGTCTACTTTGGTCGTTGACGAGAACCCGGGCAGCGTGGACCTGGCTGACAGTAACAACAATAAGGGTATCGTGGCCAAGGCTCTGAAGGACCAGAACGTATCAGGTACGGGAGCAGTTACTGGTTCCGTCCATAAGGACCTTACAACCGGCCATGACGATATTGATGCGAAGACTACCAACCTGCCGGCAGACCCGGCTTCCGATACCGCTGTGTCTGCGGTTAACGCTATTGTATCGTCTAACCTGGTGAACATCGGGTTTATTAAGAATAAGACGGACAACCTGCCGGCAGACACGGCCGCTGTCCTCACAGCTCTCGGGGCTGCGGTAGTGGCCAACTTGTCTCATGCGGATTACGTGGACTTTATGAAGACCGCAGTTACGTCCAGGAGTGGTGAGTTCCCGATAACTATTGAAATAGGAACAGGCGGGAATAAAGTAACTAAAACTGTTGTCTACGTTCCCGTGGGTTCCAAAACTAAAGTTGACACGGAGACCGTTGCGTGATAAATTTAGTTGATGCGGAGATTCAGGACGAGGATACCGTTGCCTCGGATATCTGGTATGATGGTGGAGGCTTCGGAACAGATGTGGCCCGGGCTCAGTACCAGGTTCACTTCGCCATTGAAGTATTTAGTATGGACTTTATCGTGAGGACGTTATAATGGCAATATTAGAAACCAACATGCTGATTTACAGCGACCGTGCCCAGGAGGTCCCGTTTATTGTACGGGACGGTGATGGCGGACCAGCTGACTTTTCCCTGCTAACCAATAAAGCCCTTCGGTTTGTGATTAAATTGAACCGGGACGATGCGGACGGTGATGCCCTTATTCATAAGTCCAGTGACTCCGGTATTAATATGGGTTCCTGGGCAGAGGTTTCCGGAACTATTTTACTCACGTCTGCCAATACAGCTAAGACACTTTTAATTTACGGAACCTATCACTGGGAGATGTTCCTTGTTTCTGATGAGACTGGCCGGAAGGAAATTCAAAAGGGTATCCTGCAGGTCACCGAGTCCTTAGTCAAAGATGAGACCAACCTGCCAGCGGAGAATTAATGAAGCATAGAACCGGAACATTAAGCCTTGATGAGACCAGTGCTGCCGAGCAGGTCCTTTTTACGATTGACCTGGCGAGGGAGCGGTTGAAGAGGTTTTATTTTATTGAGATACTGGGTGGGAATACCACGGTAGTCCTAGAGGCCCGCTTGTATGTGGATAACGCCGGCACCTGGGAACGCCTGTCTCACCTGGACCTACCGGGAGTGCCGGCCGGACAGAGCCTCGGTTACAGCCAAGGTTTGTTTACGGCCTCCAATATAGAAATCCGTCTGGTGTCTACGGGATTGGGTGCCGGTTCTGTTGACGTGGATTACCGTTACGGCTTCGATGACTTTGAAGACGTGGCCAACGAGAAGTATGCTTTGATACTTACGAGAATAAAAAATGTTATCGTTAGTATCGATGGACTGAAGAGTCGTATTCACAGCCTGGAAAACTTAAGCCAAAAGGAATAACCAATGCCTCCATTTACTTTAGAAGACAGACAAAACAACTCCGGAGGGAATAACCCCCGTTTAGCCGGAGCCCGGAACAATAACGGCGGTAGCTTGTTCAACGGTGGCAGAGGTCAGTCTGACCGGGACCGCGAACGTGGTGGTGGTAGTTTGCTGAGCGGTAAAAGTAATCTGAATGTCATACCTCCATATTTTTTAAACACCAGGCGTATTATTCAGGACGAAGGTGTACTGACTCTTGAAGACCTGATTAAGCGTAAGCTGAAGGATTCCCAGGACCCGGCCCCGCCCCTTTTGAATGAGACGAATACTGCTCCGAAAGCTGAGACCCAGCATAGCTCTGGAATTATTAATACTGGTAACGGAGCTGACGGGAAAACTCAGCCCGGAAATACAGCCTCTGTTAAGAAACTCCACGAAGCGGAGTCCGTGATACCTGCCCAGACTACTGAGCTGGCCGGTGGTACTGAGAAAATTAATCAAGCCATAATGCAGTTGATAGAGAATGAGCAGGGTGGCCAGGTCCCGGGCGCAGCCTTTGGCTTTGGTGGTGGCAGTGGTGTACTTGACCAGAGCCGGTTGTTGGCTCCAAGAGCACCGGCCCCTCGACCTGTTAACAGAATAGCGGACCAGCGTGAACCGGCCAAGCCTGCGGGCAGACTGGAGAAGAGACTTTTAGGTAAACAGAATAATTTTGATGATGCGGTTCACCAGATTTTGTTGAACCAGTCTAATAAAGATGTTCCAGGCCTGGGCTTCGGTACTCTCGAAGACGACCGGAATGCTGCGATAATGAAGAGCGTAAACGATAAGATTGCATCTGATGAACGGAGAAGAGCTTCCGAGACCCTGCAAGCCGGCCGCGATACGGCGGCACAGATTAAGCAGGATGAATTGCGCCGTGCAGGTCAGTCAGCAGGTTTAGTTAAGCAGGACACTCCCGCCTTTATCCAGAAACTTTTGGATAGCAACGAAGGCCCTAAACACGATGTAATGGAAGGCTTCAAACGTATTGGGCGTAACAATATGATTGCTGCTGACAATGCGGCAATAGCTGCAGAGGAAGCGAGGACTGACCTGGGAACAGATGAAGGTCTCCGGAATACTCAAACAGATTTGATAGACAGTCTGCTTAATCGCGGTAGTCCTGCAGAGGATGCCTTAGCGGCCAGCCTGGACCTGTCCAATACAGGATTGCTGAGTCAGCTGGGTGGCCAGGGTGGTGGTGCTACCAGTGCCCTGATGCTGCAGAACGCTGCCAACGTTGGCGGTGACATTGCGAACCTCCGTTCTGAGAACCTGAGAGAAGCCTTTAACTTGGCTGGTGACGTTCGGGCTGAGGACCGGACTCAGGCGGAATCCGCTGCTAACATTTTAGGCACGGAGGCAACGACCAGAGGAACCGATGCAACGACTGCACGGACTGAGGCAGCAACGGCGCGAGATGTAGGAACCCTGGAGAGTGACATAGCTCTCACTACTGCTCAGACTAATTTAATGGATACTAACGCTGACGTGACAAGTAGAAGGCAGTCTCTGGACGAGCTGAATGCGGTTCTGTTGAACCCGTCATCTACTCCGGAGGAAGTGGCGGCAGCTACGGGAATGTTAACGGATGCAGCTGGCCTGCCGGCCGACCTTCCGACCAGTACCGCAATTGACCGGTACACGGATTGGCTGAGAGATGATTTGGGAGTTCCGGAAGCCGAGATTCCTGGACTCGTAGCCAGCTGGAGAGAGAACCAGTTAGGCGTGGATGAGAATTTTGAACCAATCATTGATGCGAATACCGATGCCTATGGTGAAGCCCTGGACAACCCGGGAAGTCAGACTACTCGTGAGAACCTGGTGAGTGATGATGCGGATACTCGAAGGGATACAGCTTCCGGTATTGCGGCCAACATACAGGCCTCGGGTAACACGTCTCTGATTAATAACACCGACCCGGCGACTAACGCTGCTTATGATTATCTGCTGAACGACCCAGGAGCATTAACTCAGCAGTGGGGTAATGGCGGAAAGTATAACAGTAATACAATAGCTGCGGATAACGTAACGTTTCTCACTCCGCCTCCTGCTGTAGATTCTGTTATAAATTATGCTGGCCGGTTGGTTCAGGTCACGAGTGATGTAGAGTGGGAGTATGATACAGGTGGTGATGCTGAGTACCAGTACATTACGGTTCGTGACATTTCCACCAATACCACGTATAAGATTGCACCTTCCGGTAAGAATATAGACAGCTATCGAATGACTGAGAGTGGTTTTCTGAGTTCCGGAACCTCTGGTAAACTGGATACGAAGACAGATATTAAATTGGATGACCTCACGGATTCCAGTTTTGGTAGCCCAGGCGAGGATACTTCAACGGCAGCAATACTGGCTGAACTTCGGGAGACCAACCCGCTCTTCAGGAACATTTAGTCAATAAGGAGAAATTATGTTTAGAGCAATAATGATTTTAATTTTGGGTACGTTCGTTGCCCCTCTGTTTGCCTTCGAGCCTATTAGCCTGACCACGGCCATAATAATCAGTGCCTTGATGAGTGCGGCCAGTACCGGCATAACCGCTGGTGTCAGTGCCAGTAGTGCGAGTAAGGACCGAACAGCAAAGGCAGACGAGTTGGCTAAGTCTTACGCATTGCAGAACCAGGCTATGGGCCAGGAGTTCCTTCAGAATAAACGGGAGCAGTATTTGGAACGTCTCCAGGAGGCTGATGCCATGGCCGAGCTGGTCCAGGTGGATGCCGAAAACAGAACAGGCTCGGCCGACCTGTTTGCAACTCAATCATTTAGACCAGGAGCATAATATGGGATTCGCTGATGTAGGTTTTAACTCGAATTTTTTGGACCCTGAAAGTTTTGCTGACCGCCCGCTTACGGGTTACACTGCCGGCCAGCAGGCCGCTCAGAATGCGGGGGTGTCTCCGTCAGGTGCCGGCTCAGCAGCTGATTCGTTAGCCAAGCCTGCGGGCACAGGCCTTGCGGCCGAGGATAAGGCCACGTTGGCCGCTGGTGGCATAAAGGCAGCGAGTAAGGTGATATCGTCTCTCGTGGCTCTTAACCAGTCCAACCAGGACAGGGAGCAGCGGACTGAGGCTTTCAATGCCAACCTATCGTTGAAGCGTAAAGCTCTGATGCTGGATTACCTTATGGGTAACCGTAGTTACCGTGAAAAAATAAAGCTGATTAAAATGGCTCTGTCTCAATCCCTGGGACGGAGGTCGGACCGGCAGGGACGTGCAGCCAATTTGGCGACTGCGAGAAGGAGGTAGTCATGCCAGGAGATTATGTAAAATTTGAAACTGGTCTGGAGGATATCGCTGAGTCAGTGCTGGCCGTGGGTAAGAACATGGAACGGCGGACCGCTAACAATAAGTTAATCGGTAACGTTGTCCAGACCATCGGCCGGGACGATACCCGAGATGCCGCTATTGACCAGATGTTACAGATATCCCTGGACTTTGCGAAAGCCGGCAAGCCCGAGGAGTCTCAGCATTTCTTGGATAAGGCCATGAGCCGGACCGGAAAAATTATCGATGGCAAGAAGGAGTTTAAAGGTAAAATCGCAGAGGTGACGTATAAGAAGGGTGTAATTAATTACGAAAAAGCCGTTAACGATAAAGCTAAAACGGAGCAGGAAAAGGCTGACGGCATGAAGTGGCTGGTTGATGCTGACTTTGCTACCATCGAAAGTTCAAAGCGCAGGGAACGGCTTGAGAGAGGCAAATCTCTGGGCATAGCTTTAAACGACCCGAAGATACTGTTCAACCTTCGTAATAAAATAGCCGGCGAAGATGCCGCACGTTTACGGGAGGAGAGACGGCTCGGTGTTACTTCCGTAAAATCCCAGTTGTCAGTTGTCCGTGAGGACAAACGGGCTGTTATCTCTGAGCAGAAAAGAAACACGGCCTTAATCAATAAAGCCAATGCCGCTGCATCGGAACGTCCAGCTTATGGTAAGAAGGCCCAGATAGAATTTGACACCAACCAGGCTAAGATTATTACGGCCGCTCAGACAGCGAACGATGAGCTGGACCTGGAGAAATTTGAATTGATTAAACAGGAGTCCGAGTTGTTGCTGAAGTCCGGAGAGACACCAACCAAATATGCCCAGGAGCGTAAGATGGTTACGGACTCTATCCAGGAGTGGATGAATCTCGGGAAAACTTTCAGGGAAGCAGCTGCAGCTGTGGATGCCACTTTAAACAATCCCGCAGACCGTAAAGCGGCCGGGATAACCCAGGGAACCAGTTTAGCGGATTACCGCATAGACTATACAAAACCAGAAAAAAAGTAGGAGGGCGTAATGCCGAGCTTATTTGAATTGTCCCGGGCGCGGGCTGCTGAGGAAGAGCAGGCTGCACAGACAACGGGTGCCCGGGCATCCACGGAACTAAAGATACCAACACCAGACCCCGCCACTTCGGCGGACCCAGCTCCGGCCGAGAGTACAGGTGTTCCCGCCCCTCGTCCAGCGAACGAGCTTAACCCTCTTTTCCGGCAGTCACTTTCCCAGGAAGTTTTGAACTTACCCGCACCGTCAGACCAGGTGCCGGCCGAGGACCTTCCGGATATACCTTCCCTGGAATCGCTTCTTCCAAAGATTGACCCTACCAATGAAGATTTTACTGTTAAGGACGAGCCGGATAAAACTCAGACCCCTGGTATTGAGAAACCTAAAATGGGAACCTGGAATGACGAGGCTCTTAACAGTGTAATGACCAGGCGTAATATGTTGGCCGGCGATTATCTCCGTAAAATGTTCTTGGCTAAGCGTGATGGACTTGTCGAAAACGGTATGGCACCAGGTCAGGCAGCTGCTGTTTCGTACCAGCAGATTATGGAGAACAAGGAGGATTTTAAAAAGGCTCACTTCTATGCTGACGATATTGTGTACAGTGAAATGCTTAAGCAGGTACAGGAGGCAGGAGCCAGCTCGACTGTTATTGATAAATGGTTGAAGAGTGCCGGCGAAGGTTTCACGTCCGGAGGGACGAAGAGGTTGGGTAGTACGATGACTCCGATTGACCATTACCTGGCCACTATGCCGGGAGATTTGAGAGATGAATTGCTGGCGCAGGATAATGGAAAGAAGTGGTTGAACCGGTGGAACTCTGCTCTCGGGTTTACTGCCAACGTGACTGGCTCCCTGCCGTTTATGAAGGGTGTTAATACTGTCTGGTCCAAAGGTGCTGCCAGGTTGGTTGGTAAGGAAAAAATGATTATGCCTATGTGGGCGAAGAGTGTGGCCGCGAGTGGTGCTTTTACTTCTCTGAGCGTGGCTCAGTCCATAGCGGACCCGGATGCTCAGCTGGAGCTGGCGCATATTGGTAAGTCCGCTTTACTGGGTGCCTTCCTACCCTGGGTAAATAAAATACCAGGCATAGGGAACCTGGAGACAGCGGCTACAAATACTGCGGCCGCAGGTAAGCTCATTGGCCAGATGCTTCCCGTGGGTCTGGGTGCGGCCACGGCTGATATGGTAGGACATTGGCTGCATGGCCGGTCTTGGTCCGACCTGTCCGGTCAGGAGAAGAGTGCTATATTCGTTAACGTAGGAACCTTGCTGGCATTCCATACCGTGGGCGGTTTAAGCGGCCTGGCGGAAATGGGTAAGATGCAACGGCAGATGTTGGCCAAATTGGAGAAAGAGGGAATTTCCCCTGAGCAGGCGGCTAAATTTGCCTTATCCAAGGATAAAGCCGGGGAATTGCTCGATTTAAAGGTAAAAGAGCGTGTTCAGCAGGAATTTGAGAAAAGCCAGGAGAAGCCCGCTGAGCCCCGTAAAGAGGGTGAGAGGCGCAAGGAGCCGGGTGAGGTCCCGGAAGGGGAGCAGGAACGCCGTAAACTCGCTGACAGGCGGACCCTGGCCAAGCAGAGACTCAATGAAACGGTGGAAATGGCCAAGCTGGATAAAACGGTCCAGGAGCAGCTGATTACCCGGGAAATGAAAACAATAGAGAGTAACGAGAAAATAACGTATAAAGCTGAGCATGACAAACTGACGGATATGATAAACCTCCACGGAGCGGAGAGTCGTAATTACGTGGATAAAGAGGGCAAGGTTAATGTAGACCACGTTTACATTGACTTGGATAATTTTAAGCCGACCAATGACGGGTTCAGCCATGCGGCCGGGAACACAGCCCTGAAGTTATTTACCGAAAGTCTCAATACGCATTTAATAAAGACCGGGTTGGCAAAGGACCTATATAGAATAGGTGGAGATGAGTTCGGAGTCATCAAATCGGAAGGAACGAGCAATAAAGCCCTGTTAGCCGGCATAGGTCTTGCTCGTAAACAGTACAAGGAAACCACTCTTAAGTTTTTAAAAGGACTCGAACCGAACCCGGAGGGCAAGGAGATAGCCCGTAAATTATTGGAAGAGGACCAACCAACGTTTACGGCGGCTTTCGCTAAGACGGAAGAACTGTCCGAGGGCATGGTCAGCACTTTTAAGAAAAAGGGTAAGGGCAAATTTAAAGGTAAAACATTTTTTGAAGGGAAGGTTTATGAGCCAGATATTAAAATTGTCGAACGCGGAGCTGGAGCAGGCAAACAAGGACTTCCAGAACTTCCAGCAGAGCCAAGGGAAGTCCTCAGCCGAGCCCCAAAAAATTACAAGGAACTCGATAGCCAGATTAGGGCGGCTGAAAGCGAAATCGACCGGCTTACGGCAACGGCTGACAAACTTGAGAGCGAAGTAAAGCCCGGCCAGCCTCTCGGGAAAAAACGTGAGGCAGAGGTAGCAGCCCTGGATAAGGAAGTCGAACGTATCCAGAACCTGCAGGACCAGCTGCTCGATATTAAAACCGACCAGGAGCGTGGCCAGGTTAAGCTGGACACTGAGGCCCTGGCAAAAGCCGAGGACCTGTTTGCTAAAGGCAAGGGTGGTCGTGAAAAAGAAATTGCGGACCTGAGTGAGGAGTGGCGGGGCCTGTTGGATAAAACCGGAGAGCCCCTTCCGGAAAACAAAGTGCGGGCTGATGAGATAGAGGCTCGTATCGCTGAGTTGTCTACGGCCAAGTTCGACCCGGGCAGTGTGGAGCTGGCTAAATCTGATTTCGTTTTTCCGGAGGGTCAGGTTAAATTCCTGAGAACACCTGCGGCCGTAAAGTATTCCAAAGTACGCTTGCTTAAGATGGACGTGGGTGAGCTGGCCAAAGTCGCGGAATCCCTGGAAGTTAAAGTGGATAAGGCTACGCTGACAGACCCGAAGGCAAAAGAGGAGCTGGCCCTGCGTATCCTGAAACAGCAGGCCGGTGTTCCGGACCCGAAAGACGTGAAGGCCGAACCAGGTATCACTAAAGAAGAGAAGGTGGATATCGCCGGCTACATGGACGGGCTTCAGAAACAGGAAGCAGCTGCCACGGTAACCGGCAAAGGTTTCTCTGCCAAAAAGGCATCCGGTAAAAAAGTAAAGCGTTCCAAGTTAGCTCAGCAGGTCCGGCAAAAAGAACTGGACCGTGAAATGGAAGAGGCTGACAATGCGAAGGGTAAGTCCGACCGGATAGTTCAGAACACTTTTGAGGTGGGCGATTCCGAAATAAAAGTTACCGAGATTAAAGAATCCAAGCTCAGTAAAATGTATGTGATGATGAAAGACCATCTGTACAACCTGCGCCGATTCCCTGAGCTGTACCTGACCGGCCGGACCATGGGCGGACTCGCGGCCGGCAAACAGAAAGACCACGTAAGGGACCTGGTGGATATGAAAAAAGGACCGTTCCGTGATATGGATAACCAGGATTACCAGCGTATGAGTCAGCAGTACTGGCTTAAGAATTATGCTAACTGGGACGAGCTGGGTATGCGGACCTCTGACGTGACCGCGACCATGGCCTATAACCAATTAAATAAGCTGAAACAAAAGTGGGGTCCTGAGAAATATGAGTTCTACGAAAAGCGTGGAGCTGAGCTTGCCAAAATGAATGACGAGCTGTTGGATTTCCTGGTGGACATGGAATACATACACGAGGACCTGGCCGTTAACCTGAAGAAAAAGTATGACCACTTTCTCCGGACGGAGGTATTGGATACCGGGCTGGACCACCTTTTGGGTGAGGGCTTTTCTACCCGTGCCGGTATTGGTCGTGTGGACCGGGGTATTCTTAATAGAAAGTTAGGGACCACAAAGAAATTGGAGAAGGACCTGATTAAGCTGACGGCCAATTCAATCAGCCGGAAAGTGATAGCCGGCTACAAACAACGGTTTGTGAATGACGTGGCCCAGGAGGTCGGTACTCCTATCGGTATCACCCTTTGGAATGAAGGCAAAGTCCGTGTACCCACTGAGAAGGGTGGGGAGTTCCAGTCAACCAATGTCTATACCAAGCTGCAGACTGACGTGCTTCCGGAATACCTGAAGGCTAAGGTTGTGCCGGCCGGGCATAAAAAGATGGCCAGCAGTACCCGTAAACCTAATGCCAATGAAATTGACTGGATAATGGAAACCTTCTCAAAGGACGTGAAGAGAAATATGGTTAACCGTCTGAAGGTTGATTCAAAAAGTATTTCTACGGAGCAGATGCGGGACTGGGTGAAGGACCACGTAAACTTGCAACATGCTATACCTGAGACCATTCATAATATGATGGACGGTGTGGAGAATATCAGCTTCGATGTGGTGACCCGGGCTATGGGTGCTTACAATAATATCTTTAAGGCCGGTGCCACTACTCAGCGGTATGCTTTTATTTTTACGAACCCTATGCGAGATTTGCAGGATTTCCTCTTCCGTTCAAAAGTGAAGGGTGCCAAGGCAAGCCGAACTGAGGTCCTGGGCCATGCTTCCGTTATCGCACTGGCTGAAGCCTTCGGGGTGGAGACTAAGACTCTGCGTGAGATGCGAGAGGCTGGTACTGATTTTGGCGGTCTGTATAACTCCATCGGTCGGAGCGTTCAGAAACCTTTGGCACTGGAGTCGCCGGGTAAACAAAAAATCCGTATAACGAAGGAAGCCATACTGCTGCCGATAATAACTCTTCCGGAAAAGTTAGGCAAGGCTGGTGAGCGTTTGACCAGGACCGCTGAGTGGCTGCGGGCTAAGTCTGCCGGCATACCTAACAAGGAAGCTGCTTTGCTGGTCCGCGATATCTCTATTGATTTTCAGAAAATGGGAACGGTCGGCCGGGTGTTCAATACCTGGGTGCCGTTTTTTAATGCAGCCATCCAGGGTACTGGTAACACTGCCAGGTTTATTAAGGAACGGCCGCTACTGGCAGCTGGCCGCACGGCCGCTACGGTGATAGCTCCCTACATTGCGCTGAAGGAATGGAACACCTCTTTTGAAGCGGACGTGGATATTCCAAAAAATATTAAGGAACGTGAGTGGTATTGGATTATCCCGGATATCGAAGCCTTGAAGAACGGTCAGCTGAAAGCTGCACTCGTTACTAACGAAGACGGGTCCACGGTTCCCGTACTGCTCACTGCAAAGAAGAGTGAGTGGGCAGCTGCGGTTACAGGTACAGTTGATGCTGTATTGGGTCAGGCACTCTTTCCGCAGGACATAGAAAAACTGAGGGAAGTTAGTACCGGTAAAGCTTTAGCCTCGGTAGCCATGGGTTGGGCAAGTGAGTGGGGTCTGAGTGCAGCTCCCCCTCTGCCACGTACTGCCTTGGAAGTGGCCAGCGGTTACAACTTCTATTATAAACAACCACTGGTCTCCCCGTCTGTTTCTAAGCGGAAGCCGGAGCACCAGGTCCGGTCTGGTACACCTAACCTGCCTCGGCGTATAGGGGAGGCTGTCCACGTATCTCCGGAGAAACTGAATCACATGGTTACCTCTATCCTGCCGCAGACCAAGCAGTGGCTCAGCACTGTTAATCCTTTGTTTGAGAGTAGTGGACCGGATGCTACCAATTACAGTATCCGTGGGAATAAGATAGAGACAGCTTCCAAGTTTTTACCGTTAGCTAAGACCCCGCACTTTAAGGAAACCAGGACCATCGTTACGGACTTTAAGAAAAAGTTTATGGCAAACAAAACCTCCCTGGCTTTCCTTATTGAGGACCGGGCTGCACGGATGGAAGAAGCCCTGCAGAGAGGTGACACGGCTGAAGAGGACCGGCTGGATAAAAACCTGGAGTACCTGGTGGAGGAGTATTATAAAACTGTGGAGCCTAATGTTAAGAAAGCCAATGCCACCCTTAACGGAATATATAAAAAGGTGCAGGACCGGAAGGCGAGGAAGCTGGAAAATATGTCCGGTTTTGAAGAGGCCATGGATGATGCCAGTGGTGTAATTCAAAAAGCATTTGTCAGAGAGAAGGGAGATATCCTCGATGATATTGAACGTTGATAACAAACTAATTGTAGACCTGATGCACTGGCTCAAGGGCCGGGCCGTTGCCGGCAGCGAAAAGTTAGACTCACCGAACGCTAACGTGCCGTGGCTGCAGGTAGCCATCGGTGAAACCGGCGTAGAGGAGATTGCCGGCAAGGAGTCGAACCCCCGGGTGGATGAGTACCTGGCTACCGTGGACCTGCCTGGTGATGACGATATCCCCTGGTGCTCTGCCTTCGTAAACTGGGTGATGCTGCAGTGCGGCCGGGAGCGTACAAAGTCCGGCATGGCCAAGTCCTGGCTGAGTCTTAAGGATGACATAACGCTGGTAAAGCCTGGTGCCATTGCCGTGTTCAATCGTGGGAGGGACCCAAGTTACGGCCATGTAGGTATCGCCCTGGACGAAAACAAAGAGTATATTTACCTGCTCGGCGGGAACCAAAGGAACCGAGTGGGGATAACCATGTACAATAAAAAGTCTTTAGCGGGCCTGAGATGGCCGAAGGAGTTAGCCAATGTCTGAATTAGAAGTAACCGGAATCGCAGCACTGGTCGGCTTTGTCGTCCAGACCATCGTTCGTTTAACCCCGACCAAGAAGGATGACGAAATCCTGAAGGAAGCCGGGCCTATCAAGAAAATTATCTGGTTTCTGTTCGAGGCCAGCCGGAAGAAAAAATAATGTACGATGAACCTATAGCATGTGGAGGAAGTATGTCACGTAACAGTTTAGAAATTAAGGAAGCCAATAACGGCTTCGTCATCACGACTCACATGGTCCGGAAGGATGCGGAGTCTGTAAAGAAACGTAAGAAGGGTGAGTACGTGGACACATTGGATGAGACCTTTGTGGCCGCTGACGGTACGGCTCTCAAGAAGAAAATTACGTCCTTTGCGGATAGCGTAGCCGGCTCGGCCGGGAGTGCGAAGTTAGAGAATCAGATGGGCAAATTCGGTTTAGGCCATTCATAAAATCCATCGGCTGGGAAGGGCCTGGGGTTTGCAGCTTTGCGCCCTGGGTCTTTTTTATTGAGACCTTTTAGGCTGAGACCTGTTATATAAGGGTGAAGGAGAAAATATAATGGGAAAAGTATCAGCGAAAGCCAAGGCAGTTGCAGCTGCCCTACCGAAAGTACGTTTACCTGGTGCGGCCGCAAGTAGCGACCTGCCAGCATCATTGATTCCACTGGGCGGTGAAGTTGACACCAGTCTGGTATTGCCGAAGCCTCACCTCAGCTATTCAGCTGTAAGTATGTACCTGCTCTGCTCTAAACAGTATGAGTACCGGTATATCAAAGACCTTAAGGAACCCCCGGCCGTGTCCCTGGAGTTCGGGAAGTCCGGACACGAAGCCTTGGAGTTTAATAATAAGTATAAGCACGAGACCGGCAGTGACCTGAAGGCCAAGGTGGTCCAGGAGAAATTCGCTGACGAGTTCACCACCCGTAAAAAGGAAATCAAAAACTGGGACGGGGAGGACCAGCACACGGCCTACGATAAGCATATTAAAATCGGGAAGGCCCTGGTCGAGAAATATATGAAGGACCTGGCCCCGGGCCTGACCCCGGAGCACGAGCCGGAAAAAGAAAAGAACGTGGTTATCAACGGTGTGCCCATGAAGATGTACATTGATTTAACCACCAAGGCAGTCGTGAACGATTATAAATTTGTGAAAAAGGCCAAGTCCGAAAAGGACGTGAAGAACTCCCTGCAGCTCTGGATATATGGTACGGTGGAAAAGAAAAGCCAGGGCTCTTTTATTAGCCTGAATAAAGGAAACGGCGGAGTGGTCCGGCATATCCAACCTATTACGAACCGGGACAAGGCGTGGGGTGCCCACATCATTAAAGCCACTGCCAAAGCCATTACGGCCGGTGTCTTTTTCCCCAGGGCTCCAGACGGTTTAGACTCCTGGAAATGTCAGCCGAAGTTTTGTGGGTTCTGGGCCAGGTGCCGTGGCAAGTCCACCGGGAAATTTATTTGATGGAGTGGGCGGGTAATCTCATAGACCTGATGACATTTGACATCTTACTGGATGCCCTGGCTGCGGCCGCTGCAGTGTCTCTGTTAATTATCAGGCTGGTATCCGGACGATGAAGAAATTAAATACGCTCGTGGAAACGGGCAGTTTAAAAGAGTCGAATGCCTGTAAGGGTAGCTCCCTTTCGCCGGGTTGGAATCCCGGCACGGCTCCCAAATGCTTATGAAGAAAAAGGTGAAGAACCCGGCCAGGCAGAAACTGGGGAAGCAGAGCCGGGAGAAGGGGAAGCGGTACGAGCTGAAGATTGCCACGGCCGTCAATAAAGAATTCCTTACCCATTATAAGCGGACCTCGTTTCAGCGAAAGTCCGGAGCCCGGGAACTCATGGCGGATTTGCAGTGTGACCCGAAGAGGGACCGGCTGAAACTGTTTATCGAGTGTAAGTACCGTGAGTTCTCCTGGGCTGAGCTGGTCCTGGGTAATGCGGAAGCTGAGGGACCCCTGGGCTGGTTTATTGCTGCGGCCGCTAAGACACCACCCAACCGCCGAACGGTCCTGTTTTTCTATTCCAGCCGTAAAGATTTCGTTATGTACGATGCCCACAATTTCAGCCCCCCGGGTGCGCCGACCGTGTGGGAGGGTACAGTTTTATTTCCGACCGGTATAGCCGTCTCATCTTTACATGAATTTTTCGGAGTGCTCCATGCGGAACAGGGAGTACCGAAAAGACGTGAGCCGTAGTGATGACATAGACTACCTGGTCGATAAGGTGCAGGCGTTTCGCAGATTCATGGTTCGCTCTCAACCTTACGAGCTTCAGATGGAGCTGGAGCACGAGTTGGATTCCTACGGTTACCTGTTCATCATAGAACGTCAGCTGCAAAAGAAAGAGGCCGGTTACTTAAAAACTTCCATGCAGCAGCAACTCCACCGGCTGCTTAACGAGATGAATAAACGGCGGGCCAACCAGGTCCCGCTTCGTGAGGACATGGAGTACAGCCCGGATAAGGAACTGAGCACAGACCTCTCCGATATATTGGAACGTCTGGACGTGGCCACTAAGAAATTTAATTTTAATGAGATAACTTACATATACACCTTTGTTTCGATGGTCTGTAGAGGGTCGCTGAGCCCCGTGTGGGATACCGTGGCCGAGTGTCAGGTGTCCAGGAAAACCATTGACAGGGTGATACAAAGATGGAGAGAATATTATGGCCAAGAAAGTGAGTGGTCGATGCCAGTTGTGCGAACTCTCAAGCGTTTCAAAAGTGTGTTACGCCTCCGGTTACGGAGAGCAAAAGCCAGAGGTTTTGTTTATCGGCCTGGCTCCCACCGGGTTCGATTCGTTGACCCGTCTGTTCCGGAGCCCGGGGGGTCGGTTACTGCAGCAAAAGATAACAGCGGCCGGACTAAAGAAAGTGCGGTTTGCAAATCTCGTAAGATGCAAGCCCGAGCCCGGGAAAAAGCCGAAGAAGAAAAGCATAACGGCCTGTGATGTATTCCTGAAGAGGGAGCTGGCCCTTAAGCCAAAGATAATTGTAGCCCTGGGAGCCAAGCCCCTGGAGCGGTTCGCGCCTGGTGCAAAGATATCCCGGATTGCCGGTCAGGTCCTGCAGATGGACGGCTTCCAGCTGTTCCCTATGATATCTCCAGCCCAGGTTGTGAAGTACCCGGAGTCCAAGCGTGGCTTCGAGATTCAATTTAAGGTTCTGGCAAATCTCTGCCGTGGCGGGAAGAAGACGAAGACACCTAAGCCACGGTACACCCACGTCACCAGGGGCCTGAAGACAGCTGACGGTCTGAAGCCAATCGTTCCCATAGAAAATCCAGTAGGTCCTATCGCATTCGATATTGAATCTACCGGAGTGGACCCACGTAAATGCAGGACCCGCTGTTCCGGATTCACAGACAAGGTGGGGCAGTGCGTTACCGTGGATAACGTGGAGGCTATCTCTAAAAAGTTCTGGACGGAGAATGAGTTTATTGCTCACGAGGCAAAGTTTGAAGGGCAGTGGATGCGGGAGCAATTCGGGATAGACCCAAAGATTATTTCTGATACCAAGATGGCTCACAGCCTACTGCATGAAGGGGAGATTCACAGCCTGGACCAGGTATCTAAAGTGTATACCAGTATCGGCGGGTTTAAGAACGAGTCCGTGGAGTGGCTTATGAAAAATAATAATGACTGGTCCTCCATGCCGCAGAAAATGATAGTCGGCCGTAACTTCGGAGACGTGGATGCCACCCTGCGGCTCCATAAGATGTTCGAGCACGAGCTGAAGAAGCAGGACCTCTGGTGGTTATACCAAAATGTCTCTGTGCCGATGGCCCGTATGTGTGGGCTCATGGAGCAGCGGGGCATCTACGTGAACCAGGTTAAACTGGCTAAGCTGAAAGCCTCTGAGCAAAAGATAGCGGACGAGCAAAAATCCTTTATCTGTAAGACCGCTAAAATTGAGGACCTGAACTTCCGGAGTTCCGACCAGATGATTGATTTCCTGTTCGAGCGTATGCAGCTGACCTCCGTGTGGAAGACGAAGGCCAAAGCGAAGTCCACTGAAATCGATGCCATGAAATATATTAAAGCCACCCAGGTCCTGACCTCTGAGGAACATGCCATACTGGATGCGTGTATTGCCGGCAAGAAGGCTCTGTACAACGTATCGAAAATAGTGGAAGTGGAAAAGCAGATACGGGAGGACGGCACGGTGTCCTCAAATATTAATCCGTCCTGGGCCGCGACCGGCCGGCTGACCAGCAGCTCACCGAACCTGCAGAACCTTCCCAGGGACAAACTGATTAAGTCCTGCATGGAGTCCCGGTGGGACGATGGCATGATTCTCCGGGCAGATTATGCCCAGGTGGAGATGCGGATTATCGCCGGCCTCTCCGGATGCGCGGACCTGCTGCGGGGTTACGCTGAGGGACGGGATATGCACCAGGAAACGGCGGACGAGAACGACCTGGACCGGCCGGACGGGAAAACCGTCAATTTTGCCTCAAATTACGGGGTCGGTGCCGGCACTCTCAGGAAGGACCTTTTAAGCACGTTTGAGGAGTGCAGGGAGTTTTTGAACCGCATGTCTTCCAAGTGGTGGGAAATACCCATGTGGAGGCGGAAAATGGCTCGTGTGGCCAGGAAGCAGGGCTATATCCGGAACTTTATGGGACGGAAGCGCAGGCTGTACAATATTAACTCTGAGGATGACAGTCTCCGGCAGGCTGAGGAACGCATTGCCGGCAACTTTCCCATTCAATCCCTGGCCGGCGATACCATTAATTATTGTATGCCCCGGCTGGAGGAAGATATGCGGGCACACAAATTGGATTCCCTGATAATCTTCCAGGTTCACGATGAAATTGTACTTGACTACTGCCCGTCCGATGACCTTGAAACTCTGGAGAGGCTTATTCAGAAGTGGATGGTCGATGAGATGATGGCACGGTTTAACCATTACACTGTACCCCTGGGAATAGATATCGAGAAGGGAGAGTCCTGGGGCGGAAAAGATATATGAGACTTTTTAACCCGAAACCTGTTATATAAGAGTGGAGACATATCATGGGACAGAAAAGTAGTAAGGCAGCAGCGGCCACAAAGACTGGCTTAGATTTAGTTAAGCAGGACCACGACCAACCGCTGGGGCATCGACCAGTAAAGGACAAACAATATGGGTTCGGAAAAGTTACAGTCCGCAAATTCTTACGGCTCCCTACTGATGCTATCAATGGACCTAAATTTGGGTCCTTTGAAGTGGGTATGGAAATTGAGGTTCAGTCCGGCACGAAGCTTGGCACTGTGGAAGATGCGACTGCATACATTGACAGCTATATTGAGCAGGAATTTCTTAAGCAAGAAAAAGCTAATAAGTAATACATTCATTAATTTAACCAAAGGAACAACAGTGGCAATTAACACCAAACGCTACAAGAAACGCCAGGAAGAGTCGAGCGGTAACAATGCCGATATCTTTAAAATTATGAAGGGGAAGAACTACGTCCGTATCTTCACCATGAATCACAAAGTAACGGAGCGCGACTTCGAGACTTTGGCCTTCGATAAGGACGATGACGAAGCTCCGAAAATCGGAACCAAAACCGATGAGATATCCCGGAAGCACCGGGTCCATATCTTTAAAGGCCAGGCTCCGAAGAACTGCTTTGCCGATACCAGTAAATGCCCGTACTGTACCGAGGCCAAGGAAATGCGGGACGAGGGTGACGACCAGGGAGCCCGTAAGGTTTCCGCCCAGACCCGTGATGCCATTAACGTGGTGGACATGAAGAAACCCAAAGACGGAATGAAGCGGTTGGATGCCAGCCCTCAGACCCTCGGCGGAATCATTTCTCAGGTACGTGCTCTGCTGGAGGACGAGGTGGAAGAGAGTTCCATCTTTGGTTGCCAGGGCCGTGACTTCATTATCACCTATGATAAGGATGCCCCGATTGCCAGCAAGTACACCGTGGCTCTCCGCGACTCCTCCAAGTCCGATGCCCTGGACGAGGATTACAATGATAAGGTAGTCAACTTTTATCTTGACGGAGACCTGGACCCGCAGGACGTGGAGAAGTTGGAGACCGAGGAAACCGAGCCGGAAGAAGCGGAGCCCGAAGGTGACACTGAAGGCTTGAAGGACGAGCCGGCCGCTGAGGAAGGTCCTGCTGAAACCCATACGCAGCCCGAGGAAGCGAAACCGCCAGCGGCCGCTAAGAAGGGTGCAGTAAAACCCGCAGCCAAAAAGAAGGGTGCAGCCAAGCCGTTCGTACCGGACATGGATAACCTGGTCGGCCACGTTGTTCACTTCCTGGGTGAAGTGGACGGGGAAAATGTGGAAACTTCCGGCAAGGTCCTGGAGCAGGAAAAAACCATCATTAAGGTAGAGGATACCGAAGACCCCGAGCAGCCCTGGGAAATTGATACCTCCGAAGTCAAGAAGGTGGAACCGAAAAAAGCAGCTGCTAAGAAGAAGGGTGCGGCCGCTACGAAATAGGCGGGTCTGGTAACCGCTTGGGCAGGGGTAGGCTTTTTACATCGGTGCCTCCCCTGCTTTTTTTAACTCTAACATTATGGATGAACTTATTAAAGAATTTGAAGAGTGGTATGAAAAGGAGAACGGCCAAAAGCTAACAGATGCGGTCCGGATACGTGGTGTGTCCCACGTCCTGACTGAGTTCACTGGCTGGCTGGCGCAGCAAGGTGTAGTCTTAAAACCAAAGGAGTAAAATGAAAGCTATAGTAGGCGTGACCGGCCGTGGCGGGTCCGGTAAATCAACATTCTGTTTAAGGCAAAAGTTTATGGTGCTCCACGGTAAAATTCTCCGGAAGAAATACGGTGCGGATTATTTTGCCAATAACCCTAAGCCGTATGCGCCGGCCGAGATGGAGGAAGAGGCCCGGGCCATAGTGCGAACCGGTATCCTGGATGCTCCGGACAACAGCATCGTTTATATAGATGGTATGCCACGGGATGCCGGCCAGGTAGCCTGGCTCCAGGATTACTGTAAAAAGGAAGGACATCAATTAAGTTTTATACTGGTCCAATGTGATGACGAGAAACGTGTCACCAGGCTCTCTGCACGGTCTACGGCCGCTGAGATGGAAATGGTGGCCATGCGGGAACTGAAGGAATGCACGGGCTTGTTTGCTGCCCTCACGGATATCGTGGCCTCCGGTCTGCAGGTAAGCGTAATCGATAATACACAGGACCAACACGATGTCCAATAGTTATGAATTTGGCCTCAGTTTTCAGACGTTGTTACTCCACTGTATTCTCACGGACAGAAACTTTATCCGTAACTACCGAGAGGTTATCCAGCCGGAATACTTCAATGATGCCTCTTATCAGGAAATCTGCCGGCAACTACTGCGGAGTTATGATAAACATAGCGAACTGCCGGATTCGGATACGCTTAAGCTGGAGTTCGACCGGAGCGATTTGGGGGAAACCCTGGACTACATACTGGAAAAAAAGGTTAGCGGTCGTAAGTCCATCGAAGAGCGAGCCGTGGTATTCGCCAGAAACCAGGCCGTCAAAGAAGCTGTTACTAACCAACTTTCCCAGGAGTATAAGACTGAGGATGATTTCACTGCTGCCCTTGCTGAAATCAATAAAGCATTTACAGTTGGAACTCAGGTTCGGGCGGGGTATAATTACCGTAAGGAATTGCGAGACCGATTAGTAAGCTACGATACACCGATGCCGGCAATGCCGACCGGTATGAAAACAATCGATAAAGCCCTGGACGGCGGGCTCCACTTTAAAGAGATGGGTTTAATTATCGGGACACCCAGCGGCGGTAAAACTACGGGACTGGTTCACATGGGTAAGATGGCTCTGCTTAACGGGTTTAGCGTTATCCACTACTCCCTGGAGCTGCAGAGAAGATTGGTTGCCCGCCGTTATGATATGTCCATAGCCGGTATGACGAAGGATGAGCTGAGGTCCAAGAAGGCCACGGCCCTAATTCGTATTAAGGACCGGGCGAAGGGGGAGCTGGTGGTCCATGACTTTTTCTCCGCTACCGTGGATACGATTCGGACGGACCTGCTCAAGCAGGCCGATAATGGATTTAACCCGGATATGGTACTGGTGGATTACGATGACTTACTGAACTCTCTGCTCCGTGGCGCGAAGGAGGAGGCTCAGACAGAGGATAATTATAAACGGATGCGGGCTCTGACCTTTGAGTTTAACTGTGGACTGTGGACCGCTACCCAGACGAATAAGAAAGCCTGTGACATGGATGACGATGAGGTCCTAACCGGCAAACAGGCCTATGGGTCCATGAAGGCGAAGATAGGTACGCCGGATATCGTGCTGTCCATGAATCAGACGATGCGAGAATATAAAGCAGGTAAGGTCCGGATACACACGGCGAAGGTCCGGGAGGGCCGGGCCAAGTTTACCGAGGCATATAAAATTGACTTTGACAGAATGCAAATCGAAGCAGATTAACTTAACTGAAGGAGTGTTCCATGGCTGTAGATGCTGCACATATTGAAAGAATTTTCACGTACCACACACCCAAGGGAGACCAGGCCGAGCGGTATGTGGCTCTCCGGGACAAGGCTAAAGAGTTGGCTCACATGATTGACCAGAAATGTCTGGAGTCTCGTGAAAAATCCTTAGCCATAACCAAGCTGCAGGAGTGTATAATGATGGCCAATGCGGCTATCGCTATTAACGAGTAAATATTGCCCGGCCGGGGAACCCATTAGGACTAACCCTCCCGCCCTGGTCGGGTCTTTTAAAGGAGACGTATGGATAACATATCGATATTGGTAGTACCCCGTAACAATACTGACGGACCAGTGGAGACCACTGCGGAAGTCTGTATGCACAAGGACGATTTAAAATTCCTGCACAAGCAGTCAGTCTTCGAGCGGAACAAGGTTAAGTACCGGTTTATCGATGACCCGCAGGCAGCTGTGGAAGGCCAGATGATTGAGCTGGAGCCTATACCCCTGGACCTGTTCGATATCGTTAGCGTGTGCCGGCAGATTAACCAAGCGGCCGCTGAGGTTCACCTTGGTGAGTACGAGCCTATGGGTATGAAAACAGACGGTGATGTAGTTATCCTGGAATACTCCGGCTACCGTATATGGGACAGCGATAATGAAGAAGCGTTTTACACCCGGAAGGAAATACTGGATAAAGTCCAGGAAGAACTGAAGGACCTGCAGGCCGGGGTTGATGCTATACTTAAAGTAGAAATGCTGGACGTATGAGCTGGGGAGAACTGAGCTGCCGTAATTATGGGAAGTGCCCGGACCAGGGACTGTGTACTCCGGAGGGTTGTAACGTAGACTGCGTATACTACCAGTCCAACGGCAACGAACCGAACAGTGCAGCCAAAACCAAGAAGACTACCCGGGTTAAAATTAATCAGAGACGTGATGCCCTGCTTGCCCGTTCACGGGCCGGCCATGGCACCATAACTGCGGAGGAAGCTAAGGCCCTGGCCCTGGCTGAGATTCGCTTAACCGCCAGCCAAGGAGGTTCCCGTGCCGCTGAGTTAAAGAAGGCCCTGGACCGGACAATCGATGGACCGCAGAAAAAGAAAGACTTGTTAGCACGAGCTGAGCGGGACAAGATTGCCCGGTCACAGTCGGCCAAGAAGAAACAGAAAAGTAAAAAGTCCCGTAAGGACCGGAAGAAGAACCGTGGCTAAGTGGGACCCGAAAAAGTATGCTCGGAAACTCCAGGAAGTTAACAGACAAAACAAGGAGCGGCGGGAGCGTAAAAAACAGGCCAAGCAGAGGCCGGAACCAGATTGGTTGGACAGTATGATACAAGGTCTGAAGATTGACGAGGTTCTTAGTGATGACTGTGAGTTTATGAATCTCGACCCTAACTCCGCAACCTTTGCCAGTGCAAAGCCGGATGATGACCGTCCGGCCAAAGAAGCCTTTGACTGGACGGTCGAGGCGGAGAAGATGCGGAATTTTTGGAATGCTGGGTCGATGAAGCAAAAGATGGAGGAGATGGAGCAGGAGATGCGGAGGCACAAGTCGGACCGCCAGGAACAGCAGATGAAAGAAGAACTAAACCGGCGAGCCCGGGAGTCTAAGGAAAATGTATACAGTTCTTTTAGTAGTGCTTTCGGTAATGACTGGTTTCGGGCGGGCGGTAAACCGTTTACAAAGGAATCCTTTGAGGAGTCTATGCGTGATGCCATGGGTGGTACTGGTTTCAAGGCAGGCGGAAAAATGAATGGTGGAGCTGATTATGATACCAGCCGTATCGATTACCAGGGTGTGGTGGACGACCACATAATAGATTTCCGGTCCTTCCTATTTCATCACACCCGGAAGAACTATTGCGATTACTCTCCGCACAGTCCGCAGGACCTGGACCATTGGAACGCCTGCCGGCAGATGTTTATTAAATGGATGCAGCACCTTAACAGCCGGTACGCTCCAGTAAAGACCAGGCCCTGGAATCCTGATAAACCTCCTGTGCTGGTTAATGGCGGAGAGCCGGGTAACATAGACTGGAAGCCAGAAATATTACTGGAGGGCCTGGACTTTACGGTGGACGGAGACGGAGACCAGGATTTTTACCTGCTCACCATGAAGCTGGCTGAGATAAAACCATACATCACCCAGGCCCGGAATAGGTTTGTGGAAAAATACGGGCAGTTTTTAATTTACACCTTGTACGTGCCCAGTAATTTCAGCAGCCTGGCACCAGGGACGTTTGAGGGTATGACTACTGAGCTGGACCCTGCACTGAAGGATAATCAATTCACCGTGTCGGCCCAGGGAGTGGCCGTTGGTGTTACAGTTACTTTAAATGTCGAGGAGGACTGATGGAATTTTCAATTGAAATGGTCGGTACGATTCTGGCCCTGGTGTGTGTTGTATTGCTGATACGCCGAATGCACAAAATGAATATGCAGAGGAGACCCTGGGCCTCAGAGCTGTCGGCCGAGGCACGGAGTATCGTTCCGAATATGCTGGCGTTCTATGTGGTCCAGGTGGATGCGGCCGGCGTACCCGATGCAATTTACCACATGGTCCGGCAGGCCGGCAATGCCTTCCGGAGATACCGCCTGGTCTACACGGATGGTGAACCCCGGGAGATTAAGGAGAGCTGTTACACTAAAAAATATGTCTATGATATGTTAATTCAAAAGAGTTGGCTCGTTGTAAAAGAGGGCAGCGTTATACCAAAGGAGGTGCTGAGTGCTGCGAGTTCCAAAGGACCCGAATGCGATAACCGAGGCTCAGACCCGATGCCTGAAGGCACTGTACCGGGCGCAAGGGTTTGCCCCGGACCTGGTGAAGCTCCCGACCGGTAAACGGGGAGCCAGTAAACTAATAGCTGAAATGAAGGAGGAAGGTTACGATGAAACAGAACCAGGATATTAGCAGTAGTGCAATGCAATTTGTTGGTAACTTTGGCAGCAGTACCATAAGCCATGTGGCCAGGCATGGAATGTATACGGTCCTCACGGATTATGAGAACCACCTGGAGGGGCAGGGTTGGACCCGGCCGGAGGTGAAGCCTGAGTTTTTAAAGGTGGACCATACTACCCGTTACCATCCAGGTGACCGTTTTATACACAAAGCAGGGGAGGGTGACACAGGAGAATTCATGTTAGTGACGGCCTCTCATAAAGTACCGGCAGGTTTTGCTTGCATGGTCTCAGTGGTTACTGGTCGGTCGTATACGGGAGAGATAACACCGATAAAGAGCAGCCATGAGATATCACAGGAAGAGTTTTCTGTTATGGTAGGTGGTCACACTGCCTGGTTCAAACCGATAAGGCTCTTCCTTACTGAAACTGAAGGAGGTGGTTGATGGGTAGCGTACAGATAACCACACAATGCCTGTTCTGCCACCACTCGTACCACCGGTCTGCCAGTGATAAGAAGTCATTCCAAAAGTTGTATGACGATGACGGGTTCTGCAGTGCTAAGTGCAGGGAATCCTATTACAATAAAGAGAACCTGAAGACCGAGGCCGCTGACGAAGAAAAGCAGCTGACCCATGCAGAGCTGATGGAAGACGCGGACAAAAACCGGGAGCACCTTAACCCCTAAAGGAGGAGACAGTGGCAAAAGTAACAAAAATCCGTGGTGACAAAGACCTTAAAAAGTGGCTGAAAAAAGGGCCGAAGAAACCAACAACTCTACCTGGGCATTTGGTATTCAAGAAGGGGTCGAAGATGTACCAGGCCCCGAGAAAGTCTGAGCGGTTCGGAGAGTGGTACGTCATTTATCTTGGAATAGGTAAAGACCACTCAGCCTCACTGTACCTCCATGCTGATGCTGTGGCCGAGCTTAAAAAGAAAGGGATTGTACTATGAATATTATAACAACATACAAAGGTGTTGACATCCACCTGGAAGACGGTAGTGGTAAATTCTACTGTAACCCTCCTGGAGCAGATAACACTATTTTTAATGAAAAACTGTCTGGGTTAAAAGATATGATTGACCGGAGAGCCAAGAAAAAGTTTAAACAAATTCCTGTATTTTTCCAAGACGGGTATGGCCATTCGGGTGCTTTTACAAAGGGCAAACTTACCAGTGTTACTGACAGAGGCTCTGCCTGGATACTATCAGAGGGCGGTGTAAGGTCTAAAGTATACAGCAGTAACGTATTCCAGGACACGAAGGCAAACCGTGAATTAATTAAAGGCATAGAGCGGTGCAGTACAGAACTTGAAACCTTGGAGGGGAGAAGGGATAGCTTGCAAGACCGTCTGAAAGGGGTAGACATAGAAAAGCTAAGGGTTTTGTGAAATTACTGATAACCGGTAACCGTAAAAAGACGGGTGAGCTGTGGGCCGTGTGCCCGCTCTGCAAAGGTCAGACCATGCAGGGTCGGGCCACCATGGCCGTCAACATCGAGAAGCGGGTAGGTAACTGCTTTCGGTCCGGATGCGTTCTGCAAATCACCTCCCAGGTTAAGCTGGTGGATTCCAAAGGGAAACCGGCGAAGCTGGAGCGGACCAAGTTAAAGAAGGTTGCGGCCGAGGTTATCACTGACACCACCTTTAAGCAGGTGGGCCGTGAAAATAAATCTGCTCTCCGGCAGCGGGTCGCGGATTATGTTATCGGCCGGGGCCTGGACCCAGAAGAGTGCCCGGTGTATTTCCGGTCGGACATGCCGTACTATGCTTTTTTCCTGGTGAAGGATAAGAAGGGTAACACTCTGTTCTACCAGGGCCGGGCCATCCGGGACAACGTGGAGCCGAAGACTTATAATATGTGGACCAACCAGAAATACTGTTACGTCTTCCGGAAGGGCCTGTTCCCAAAACGCCTGGTGTTTGTCGAGGGCATTTTTGACGGGGCTGCGGTGTACGACCGGTCCACCATGGCCGCTTGCCTGCTTGGGTCTGCTTCAATCACGGACAGCCAGGCTATACAGCTCTCAGCACTACTCAGGGTTTACCCAGTGGACGAGATTATACTGTTCCTGGATTCGGACGTGGACAATAAAAAAATCCGGAGGGTCGTGCAGGACCTACTCCGGACGGTGAGAGTTGATATGCCGATTAGTTCAATAAAGGTTGTAGACTGGGGCGGGGAGACCGGTGACCCCGATTCGCTATTGGAAGCTCCTCGAACAGAGCTATTGCGGTCAGCTGTTCCCTTACCCGTTTTCTTATCCGGTACTTTTTAGATTTCTGTATAGGCTCGTGCGGGTCGTGGCCGTCATCACCCTGCTGTACCTCTTCCCACTTCCTCCGCAGCCAGTGTTGACTGTGCGGGTCCAGGGATTCCAGCGTTAGGGTAACCAGCTCGTCCACCATGGCATTCTCCCAGGGCTCCGGTTCGGTGCCGTACACATACTGCAGGTCCATCGGCTCCGTGGGTATGTTGGACACCTCAGCTTTACGGCTTGCGGCCAGGTTGATAAGTTTATTAACGATGATGCGGTTCATTACCTGCAGCAGCTCCTCCTGCTCCAGCTGTTTAAATTTGTCATAGGCTGTGAGGGCATTCAAGATAGCCTCCTGTGCCCAGTCTTCGCGGGTCTCTTTATTCCGGGTCATCGTGCGGGCTGCACTGTTGGCATTCCGGATGAGCCTTACGATTAATTCATTACGATGCTGCACTGACTACCTCCTTTATGTGGTAATAGATTTCCACTGGTCCGCTGGTGGACAGTTTAAGTTTTTTGAATATGCTGCCAGGTAGGATTTCCAGGCCTTCCCACTCGCCCCAGGGGTCAACTTCAATCAGGTCCTTTTCCTTGTCCGTGGCTCGAACTTTGATACCGGCGTTTACTGTTATGTAGAGAACGTCACCAATTACCAGGTCCGGCTCTTCACTCGTATCAATTTTTAGTACCATATATCTCCTATCGGCTGCTGAATAATGCGGTGAGTAGCATGAGTCCCATGACTCCCCAGACCGCTATTGTGACAATGCGCTGCTGCATGTCCCGTCTATTCACTATCCCCCCGGTCCTTCAGTTCCTGGTTAAGGTCCTCCAGGCTGGCTTTGGATTCGGGCTGTTCGCGGTACGGCTTGGTTAATTTCATAAACTGCTCGAACTCAGGTTTCTCCACGGCTGTGCGGTAGCCACTGGTAAAGTGCAGTACGCAGATAACCACCGGCTTGGGCGGGTCGAGCTGCCCCAGTTCAGGGTCTTTAATAGCTGCGCCTTTGTAGGTGAAGCCGGTTACCTGCTCCTCCAGCCGTTCGATATTATCCGGGTTAATGAACATCTTTTGCTTTTTGAATGGGCTGAACTCCGGAGTGATAACGCTGTCCAGGTCCGCAGCCTCCGGAGTCATGTGCTCAAAGTTGGTGATTACCATTACAGAAAATAGTGACATAAAATCCTCTCGTTAAAGTTAATAATCCATTTCTTTTCTCCGGGCCAGGCTGTGTGCCCGTTGGTGCTCGGAGCAGTAGTGTACAAATCTGAGGTTGCTGGTGGTGGTTTCCCTGGTCTCGTCACACCCGGATTCCTGGCACTGGATAGTGACCTGGCGTTGCTTGGTGCTCGGGTTCTGTCGAATGGTGCCGGGCATGACCTGGGGATATTTGGCAATCAGGTCTGCCTCTTTAATCCAGTTGGCTATGCGGTTGTTCCGGTTCCATTTAAGCTTGGCTTTGCGGGCCTTGGGTGTTAACTGGTTCCGGGGAACTTCGCTGTGCTGAGCGGTCCTACGTGCTGCTGCGGCCGCAGGTGATACTTTACGTTTTCGTCTGGGTGGCTCCGGTTTTGCCGGGAGCCTGACCTTTACTTTGACTGCCATCGGTTGACCTCCAGGGTTTAAATTAGTTTTTTAACTATCTCCAGTTCAAGCTGTTTATTTACCGTGCCGGTGTTCACCACTGCCCGGACGTGCAGCTTGCCGGCAATTAATGTGGCCCGCAGTTCTTTCGGGTCCGCAGGCACCAGGTCCTGCATGGCGGTGAATACGCTACCGTCCCGGGAGTTGTGCCGGTTCCATTTAGTCCACTTGCCGTCTGAGTTTTTACATCTGTATAGCATAGTGCCGTCCTTCTCTCTTAAGAATAGGGTTACACATCGATGGCAGTATTTTCCCAGGTGCCGCAGCTGGACCATGTACTCTGTGGTATCACTGCTGCACTGGTCACATTTAATTGCTGGCTCGATGTCACTGAATGGATAAATATAACCATCTATGGTATGACTTGCCACTATCTGCCTCCGCCCATGTGTGATGACTGCACTCCAGCAGACACCACGTTGTCGGTTATGAATTGCTTAAGCTGTTCGGCCAGCTCTGGAGTCTTGCAGGTCATGGTTACCAATGGACCACCCCACACCTGGCCCTCTACTTTAGTGAGCCCGCCCGCTTCCGGGTCTGGTTTAACTATGGACCATATCATACAAATAACTCCGGGTTAAGGTTAGGGTTTCCAGTGAGGGCCAGCCGGGCCAGTACAGTGGCCTTAAAAGACCCGCGTGACTTCATAGTGGTACAGGACTGTTTAATCCTTTTACGGGCCTGTCTCAGTGCCTCGCGCCTGGTGCCGTGGCCGTCCCTTACCGTCATCTGCATTCCGGTCTTGGGTTCGGACACAGCCCAGTTTCCATATTTGTTCTTATGGACTGTCACGGGGTAGCAGACTATCCGGGCCAGGTAGCCAGTTTGCTGTACAATCTCCCCGGCCAGGGTGTAGATGTTAAATGTGCTCTTTTTCATCGTCTTCCTCCGGTGGTGATAGTATAAATTCGCCAGTGTCTTCGTTAGTAACTTCAGTGCTCTGGCATTCTGCGCCGTGTGTTAGCATTAGGCTGGATTCACACCAGTCACAGAGTTCCCAAGCTTCTTTGTCGCTGTCTACGTGTACCTCTAACTTAAGCAAATATACTGCCATAATTAAGCCTCAGCTTTCCAGTCCGGTTTCTTCCAGACTTTAAAGTACCAGAATACATAAGTTCCCAGTACCCAGGTTATCATAATAAATTCTATCACTTCTCTGCCTTCAGTTCAGTTATGCGGCGGTTGCCATCCCTCCGGATAGTCATGTACTTCGCCCGGGTAATTCGCCCGGCGTTGTAGTTGGCCAGGTTCTCCCGCTGGTTGGCCTCTATCAGCCGTATGCGTTCTTTATTCCGCATAGAAGGCCTCCCGGTCCACGTTGATTAAATCCCCGTCCCGGTACTGCCGCAGGGTTTCACTTACCCGTTTACCGCTGCTGTCTTTAACGGGTGCCGCTATCATCAGTTTATTTTTATGCCGGAATACGATGAAGCTGGCCATGGTTTGCCCGAAGAACTTCAGAGTTTTACGGTCAAAGAAATGCGGGCTCTTCTCTTCCGTGGCAAAGCGGATATCGTGGATAGTGGGTAGCCGGTTCCCGAATTTCATAACTCGGGTACACTTTGGGCAGGCCAGCTGCTTGGTGCCGGGCTGGGTTTCACCGTGCAGGATATACCCGCAACCTTGGCAGGTGACAATATAAGTAATCATTTTTAACCTCCTGTACATGGGTTTATTCTACCATTAAAAGATTGATTATTTACCTGTGTTGCGATATTCTTGGCTATTTTCTCCGCTTCCTTATGCGCTCCGTAAAAATGGGACATCATAATTATAACGCTTTGCCATTGGCTCTGTGTCAATTCTACGCCATATTTAGTGGTGCTCATTTTTTACCATCCTTGTAAAAGTAAGTATAAAATAGTCCAACTCGGTACTGAGTCCACCCGGCCAGGTGCAGACGTTCTGCCTGTTCCAGCCCGGCCAGGGTGGCCGTATCTACTGTTTTATATCGCCGTGCCATCATACCTCTTTTCCATTATAACAGGGTGTAAAGCCGTCCGGAGCTTGCGCCCAGTTCGGGTGTTGGTACGCTGCAACCATCTGTGGATATACCTGTTTTACCTTTTCCAGGTTCTCCCGGTCTGCTCGGGTGATGGCCACGGCCAGGGCAGTGACAAAACTCCCGCTGTCTTTCTGGTAGCGGTTAAAACTGCCAGGTTCAAAGTGGTGGTGAGTGCTCATTTTATAACCTCCATTTTAATTATGTTCCGTTTAATCCATACCAGCGCAGACCGTGGACAGCCTTCAGCCTTCATTATTTTATCTCTGGCCGATTTCCAATTATACCCAGTGGTGGATATATTTATGGTTCCCTTGTCATGGGTCACCTTGAAAGTGTAATTATATAGTACTCTGCCCAGTTCCATCAAACCTCCAGTATTAAAGTATAATTGTCTGGGAGCCGTGCCGGAATCGAACCGGCTACCCATTCGGCTCTATCTGTTCAGCATTCGCAAGCTTCCGAGGCCATGCAAGGTTGCATCTGGCTTCCAATGTTGGAATCTTCCCAGTTGCCGCAGGTAGTCCCATTGTCGTCAATATAAATCTTTCTGGCACCTTGCAGACCGGTCTGGATTACGGCGGCGGGGTTAACCTTTAATATTTCGTCAAACAGATGGCCGTGGACGTGCCAACATGCCGCAGCTATCCGGCGACCGTCCGCACTGCGCCGGCTACCGGTTTCCTTGCTATCCCGCACGGTGATTGTAAACCGCTGCCGGGTTCCTGCCCGGTTGATATCTTCCGGGAATCTCTTAAACACTATATTGTTATCATACTTCAGGTTTAAGGCTTCAAGTGCCTTGAACAGCTGGCCACTGGTGGTTTTACTGGATATCATTATAAGCCTCGATTAGTTGAGTGTGGTTATGGCTACGGTGACCACTGTCACGGCGTATACTATCAGGATGCTGGCTAATGTTCTCATTTAAATCTCCCTGTTAAGTGGTTGGTGGCAAGGGTGTCATTATTCCCCTATCTGCCTTTATAGTTATATGTTCTGCAAAGAACGTGCCACAATTCCCCTACCTGCTACCCCGTACCCAATACCGTAAACCGGTAACCCTCTGCCCCATTGCACGGTAGACGGTACAGGACTACCTGTAATCCCGTAAAACTGTAAAACCCCTATCTGATGGGGGGAGGCCATCCCACCCCCTGCACCACCTCCCTTGCCCCTCTGGGGTCTGGGGTCACCACGTTACACAGTTTACCGGGAACGGTAACCCTGACACCTTGCCAATGTCACCTTTGCCGACACACCTTGCCAGGAACATGAAAGGCCCCCCGGTAATTACCCCCCTCCCCCCACCTCTATGTGCCCCCCGAACTACACTACCCCTACCTGTGCTCCCATATACAGCTTCGCCGTGCTACCTGTACCCTAAAATTTATAATATTTTTTTACCTCAAGGGTGTGAATATTACCCTATCTGCCTTTACGTTAACGTAAGACGTGGAACGGTCACGGTTTACGGTGTTCGTAGAACACAGTGAGCCGGGAACGATAAACACTGGTCTTTTTTCTTAAGGAAAAAAGGCGTTTAACAGGGAACAGTCATCGTTAACGTTTAACGTATAACGGTATACTGTTATGAGGCAAGGAAAAATGGAACAGACTGAAAAATCATTGGATATGACACATAAGATTTTGGCTACTCTGCGTTCCCATGTGAACAACGAGGACCTGGAATCCGCCTTTATTTGTATCCGGGAATTGGTGAAGGGCACCAAGGAATCGAATAAGCGGCCAATGGTGCGATTATTGGCGGCTAAAAGTATAATGGAATTTTCAAAGGACCTGGCTAAACTGGAAGTTATGAAGGATGCCAAGCCCGATATGCAGACCGTAAACATTTATCAGACGAAGGGAACCGGCGAAAGTGATATTGTCAGCCTGGCACGAGGACTCAATAACCGAATATCCCAGCCTATTAAAGGATAATTTGGTATACCGCACTCGTGTCCTGGACAGGGCCGAGGAAGACCCGGTATTCGCGGGAATGCTATGTGAGCTGTTCAAGGCAGACCCTGAGTGGGCCATCTGTACTTTCTTCTGGACCTTCGACCCCAGGAATAACACCAAGAAGCGGAATGCTGAGTACCCGAAGGATATGCCGTTTATTTTCTTCGACTACCAGCGGAAGACTTTTCATACATTAATAAAGAGAATACTGGTAGACCCGGATGACGTGCTAATCGATAAGTCCCGGGATATGGGTGCCACCTGGTTAGTGCTGGCAGCAATTTTATGGTGCTGGGTAGCGATACCCGGGTTCCAGGCTTTGTGCGGGTCCCGTAAAGAAGATTACGTGGACAACGGCATGATTGACTCCCACTTCGGGAAAATCCGGTATATGTTTTACCGGCTCCCGCCGTTCCTGCGGCCACCGACATTTAACCGGAAAGCTCACGACAATTCCTTGCGCCTGTATAACCCGGCCAACGAGTCGGCAGTCCAGGGCGAGGCCACTAATAAAGATTTTTCCAGGCAGGGCAGATACAACGTGATATTCATGGATGAATTTGCAGCCTGGGAAATCGATAAAGAAGCCTGGGTGGCCACCGGTGATTCCAGCCCCTGCCGGATACCGGTGTCCACACCCAAGGGCCGGGTGAATGAGTTCGCGGAAATCCGTCACTCTGGGGATACTGAGATTATTTCCCTGCACTGGACCCTGCACCCGGAGAAGTCCCGGGGCATGTGGTATGACGATGAAAATAAAAAATGGCGGTCGCCCTGGTATGACAACGAGTGCCGCCGCCGTAAAGGTGATGCGGAAGCCATTGCCCAGGAATTGGACATGGATTACCTGGCTTCCGGAAGACCTGTATTCGATATAAAAATCTGTGCCGGCGAAGTGGCTAAGGCAAAGAAGCGGGAAGATATCAGTTACGGAGACCTGGCGTGGACCGTTCCCCCTGAGTACAATCGATTTGGTGACTGCATAAATAAAGCTGAGCTGGAAGTAGAATTTGTTAGGAAACCCTACGGAAGCGTAGCTATTTTAAAATTCCCTTCCGAGCAGGAAGACTACCGGAACAAATATGTGGCGGCTGCAGATACCGCCGAGGGACTGGAACAAAACGATTGGGATGTTGCTTACATTGCGGACCGCTCCCAGTCGGTTCTTGATACCGTGGCAGAGCTACGCGGACACTGGAGCCCCCATACATTTGCTCTGGAAGCAGCTAAACTTTGTATCTATTACGGCCGGGCACCAATCTGGCCAGAGAAAAACAATCACGGCCATGCCGTTATCGAGGCTATGTTTAAAGTGTATAATAACATCGGCCATGAAAAGTTTTTCGACTGCGGTCCCATGATTCAATTCTCCTCTAAGCTTGGCTGGGTAACCGGTGGGATTTCTAAACCCATTATGATTGATGCCCTGGATAAAGCTATCCGAGACGGGGAATACCGGAATCCATTTACCGGGTTCTGGAAAGAGGCGCAGACATTTGTTAAAGATAAAAAGGGCGGATTGTCCGCACAAAATAAAGGCAAGAACGGTAAGTTTTTCGATGACCGTGTAATCACTGCGGCCATTCTCATTCAGGCCAACCGATACCTACCCGCAATTAAGAAACTTGATAAGACCGATAAAGAGGTTTATCTTCAGGAAGAGAAGGACAAAAAGGTGCGGGAGTTTGCAAATCGGTTCTGTGGTGTAAAGATTTCCCGCCGTGCCAGGCGTAAATTAGCGGAGGTTTACTGATTATGATGAGTCTCACCAAGGAAGATAAGGAAGCCGTCAAAGAAGAGATTCTGCAAAAGCTCCAGTACGGAATGGATTACAAAAAGTACAAGGAGCACGAGGCAGGCATGGAAATCTGGCGGCGTGGCTACCTTCGCCGTTATCACGATGACACACCATCCTACGAGAGGGATGAAGAACAAAAATACTTTCTCGGTCTCATGTTCCGGTCAGTGGAACAATTTTCCTCAGACGTTATCGATACACTCTACCAAAACAATCCCTTCTTTTTAATAAATCCCAAGGGTGGCGGTGAGCGTATCCAGACCATAGCCTCGGCCGTGCAGGCTGTTATGAAGGACATGCTGCAGGAGCAGATGCCTTACGATTTAAAATTTATGAAAGCTATCCGCCATGCAGCCATCGGCGGAGTTGCATATATCGCACCGTTCTATAATTACCGGCAGATGAAGGTCACGGATTTAGTTCAGCGGACTGATGCTGCCGGCGAGATATCAATGTTCATGGAAGATGGTTTGCAGGCTGTTAATGACCATCCGGATTTCGATGTGATATACCCGACCCGGGTTGTCATGGACCCGGCTACCCAGGTTGGTCAGGTGAACGGAACGGCCCGCTGGGCCATCATCGAACGGCAGCGGCCGCTTGAATGGTATTTACAGCGGCAGGCGGATTATGGTTACAGCGCTACTGTGAAAAGGGATTTGAAAGCCATAGCCAACGATGCCTCCATGCAGACTCAAGGCCCGAACAACATGGACCGCGAGTATAGTTTAAACTCTTCCAAAAATGTGAATGAGTTGGAGTACGTTGGGCACCTGACCAGCCTGAAGAGGTTCGA